TCAACCCTTTATTGAATTGCTGGCCAGATGCACCAGCACGCACAACGTGACTCACGGTAAACGATGAAGCTGAAAGAAATCGAAGCGGTCCCATAACGTACTGGTTGTTTGAACTTGCTGCCATGAAATTCACGTATTGATAATTCGGCCACAATCCACTCAGTGTCGAACCAGTAGTTAACTCAACCTCACAACCACTCGCGCCGGTAGGAATCACCATCCCATTGTACCAAACATCCCAATCACCAGCAGTCAATGCAAGGCTCATGATGGTAGTGATCACGCTAACAGTTGGCGTAGTCGCAGCACCCAACAATGCCTGCTGATATTCACCGACGTCACCAGCAGTCGCACTCGCAGTTCCATCGCTGCCGCGCAAACCCGGAGTGCGTAACGTCGCGCCATCAAATGTAAAGTTGGTTGCACCTTCAACATGTGTCGCATCAGTCCAAACGGCAATCTGATTATCAACTGGTGTGCCAAACGGAAGAATAGCATTGATGCCACCTGTAACGCCTATCCATTGCGTAGTGTTGCCATCATTATATGAGACGTACAGCTTGCCAGTATCACTCTCCCACCACAACTGACCTTGAGTTGGTGATCCTGGCGGTGTATCGCTGATTGTAGCACCACCGCCTCCGCCAACAGCGCCATTGATTTGAATAACGCTGCCATTACTACGACCGATATAAAGTCCACCGTCTTGCTCATTGAACGCAAGTTCACCAACAGCCAAACTCGAAGGTGCCCCGGCTGCGCCGCCGAGTGCGCGCCGCTTAATGCGGAGAACATCAACCACTTAAAACGTCCCGCCATCCAGCGTCACACCGTCGATGGTTCCCCCAGTGATCGCCACCGCGCTCGCGTTCTGCGTCGCCATCGTCCCCAGCCCGCTGATATCGGTATTTGGAATGGTGGCCGATGCAGTCAGCGGCAATGTACCTGAGCCCTTGACATAACCTGTCAACGTTGATGCGCCCGTCCCGCCATAAGCCACTCCGATCAACGCACCATTCCAGGTGCCCGTAGTGATCGCCCCCAACGTCGTGATCGAAGTCTGACCAATATACGTCGCCGCGATATCGATGCTGTCGGCCGCGACGGTGATACGATTAGTTGTCCCAACCGCATCAATCGTATTACCACTCTTGGTCAAACCAGCGCCGGCGGTGACCTGTCCCGCACCGGAGAATTGCACCCAGGTAACAGCCGTGGTGTCAAGTGTTCCACCAGGGTCAACAGTGCAAAGCCAACCAGTGTCCGCGAACGACACACCTTGCTCAACCCAAACGTAGGCTGAGACCAACTCATTCCACGTATCAAGATCGCTCGCGCGCGACCACGCGCCAGACGCAACCGTATAAACGCCATTCTGCGATTGCGTCGTCTGGCCGACCAGCAACACGCGGTCACCAGTAACAAGTGCAATCCCATCGATGGTCTGCGTTCCCGACAACGTGGTGTTGGCATTCGTCATCGAGCGCACCGACGCCTTGGCGTCAATGCCTTGGATAAGCCCATCCACATATGCCTTGGTCGCCGCATCCTGCGCCGCTGTCGGATCGAGCAGGTTGGTGATCTTCTTACTGTTCCAAGACACATCAACGTTTGGAGGCACCAACTGATCGAGCCGAGTTGCGAGCACATATTGCGTCGTCGCAATCTGCGTCGTGTTTGTCCCGTTTGCAGGAGTTGGTGCTGTTGGCGTTCCAGTGAACGTTGGCGAAGCTAGCAGCGCGCCGCCAACACCAGTGATATCGGAAGCCTGGAATGTAACGGTGCCAGTGCGGCCGTTGAAGCTGGCAACTCCCGCTGTCGCTCCTGAGACGGCTGCTGTCACAAACGCAGTGGTGGCAAGCTGAGTGGTATTGGTGCCAGGAGATGCGGTGGGCGCTGCTGGCGTCCCTGTGAGCGTAGGCGAATTGATCGGCGCGCGTGTGGTATCGGACGGATGAATGTGATCACTGCGCGACCATAGCGTGCCTGTACCGGGAGCGGCTGTCCCATTCATTGTCGGGTTGGAATTTGATCCCATGCCCGAACCGCCAACCGGGACAATGGTTGTTGCTGAACCTCCCGCGCCACCCGTACCTTCACCAATGTACAAGGTGTGATCATTCTCGTTGTAAGCTAATTCAGCATTAGCCAACGAAGTGGGCGCACCCGGAGCGCCACCAGATCGCCGCTTAATTCGAATAACGTCAGCCATCAGAAGTTGCCCCCATCCAACACGTCACCCGACAATGCCAGCGCTGGGTTCCACACAGCATTCCTTCTGCCGTAAGTGACGCCATCACTTGGCGCCTCTGGTACGCCATCGCCGCCAGTGCCACCTCCAGCACTAACATAATTCATCGTCCCACCGTGCCCAGAAAACATCTTGTTAGGATCGAAACCAGGAGGCAGCGGGATGTCTGGCCAATCGTCCGTCACATCGTAATCAATCACATCATCGATATCTGTGAGCGCACTCACCTCTGTAGTCTTTTGGTTCTTGATCAAGTTCAATTGATTGGTCCGCGCAGCGATACCTTGTAAAATCGCGGCTTGTTCCGATGGCGTCACATTTACTGGTGTCGATGATCCAATTGGTATCCACTGTGTATTCGCACCGCTAACTGCCGGAAGATGCGCGAGCGGCAATGAACTGAAATTTGCAAATGGTACACTTCCAACAGCAGAAGCGTTGTACGGATTGACAATGAAATCAATTCCTGTTCCAATCAATCCAGATGTAACACCAGGCGCTGCATTGACTGGCGTTCCTGGATCACCAGGCATGGTCGCAACAGTCGTCCTGATAAGACCAGGATTGATCGCATCAATCATGCTGTTGATAAACGCAACAAGCGCATCGCCCGCTGGAACGTTATTCACATTGTCAGCAAAGATTGCATTGTTATGCGCAGCAACCACATTATTGTTGATCTCACTTGCAAGATAATTTCCAGGATAACTGACACCAGAGTTAATCAAGCTGATCACCGAATTGAGGTGATCTAGGATAGCATTAACATAGCTGATCGTTTGATTCAGTGAACTCGCAATGTTCTGCGTCGTTGGTATCAGCGATGAATACATCGTCCCATCGCTCGCATCCCACCAGTAATCTCCCGCCGCAATGATGTGATGATACGGGAGTTGTCGCTTCAAATCATACAGCTGCTTGATGAGATCAATCTGTATCTTCTTCGCCTGCTCAAGCGTGAGCAACGGACACTTACGAAGGAACTGCTGGAAGAACGGCGCATATGGCGTGACATCAAAGAAGCCATCACGCAATCCGTTGTCGTTGGTATTGATATCAATCTGCTTCTCAATCTCACCCTTACCATCCGTCCATTGGATCATATAAATGTCAGGATCGAGCGATGAGTAATCCATCCCCTTGACAGAGGCATTATCAACCGAGAACAGATATGGAGGATCAGTATGTATCCACCAACGCACGCGTCATCCCTCCTTACAGTGTTGGTCTTTTTTTACCAGACAAGGGCTTGTCCAGAAATTGCCATCCTCATCATTGAAGATGCGATGATCCTTAAATCGAATATGCGTGTGCTTCTCAGTCGATTGTGCTGACTTCTTTTTGTCCTTCTCATAATGGATGGTGCTATCTGATCCACCCTTCTGCGTGCCGTAAGTCTCGCCATGTTGCGAGTACGTTTGTTGTCCATTCTGCTCGATGGCAACTTGCGATTTCAAATTATCATCGCGCGCGGATTTCTGGCCATACTTCTTTTCTTGGTTCTGCTGGTTCTGTTGACCAACCGGACCAGCTTGTTTGCCGCCACCTTGCTGTTGCTTCTGCTCCTGTTCCTTCGGCACCAGCGCGAGACGCAGCTGCTTATCGTCACGCGTGGAAATGTACGTGCCTTTCGAATGCAGCAAGACCTGCTGACGATCATCCTTTAAGCGATGCTGCGCCACATCGCCTTGTTCCAGTTCCACCAGCCGATGGCGACGGTCGCCAATGCCAATGATCACCGGATGCGAGCGCGAGCCATTGAGATAAAGCACAATCGCTTCTGCGCTGTCACCTTGCGGCTGTTCACCGAACTCTGGTTCAGTATTACCAGCGCCAACGTCCTGCGATTGTTGTTGCTGCTGTTGCGGCTTTTGCTGTTGCTCGTCATCGTCCTGATCTGCCGGATAAGACGTGGCGCCATAATTCTCGATGTACTCTACATCGCTGTGGGTCTCGGATTTCATCACATCAACTTGCTTCGCCTCTGACCAAAGCGGCCCGGAGTTCAACTTACGCAACGTCGCGCGCGAAGCATTGGTCTGAGCGCGTCTCGCAGTATCGCCTAGAGTTGTACGCATGTTCTCTCCTACGCTGGCGAATGACCAGGAATGCCGCCACTCGGATCACTAGCGTCACCTGGACCACCTTGACCTGATGTTGAAGAAGAAGACGACGATGAAGATGATGACGAACTCACATCGACCTTACCCACCGATGTGGAGCGTGTGAGCTCAAGCGTGGTGCGCGTTCCCGAACGACTGTCTTGCGTAAACGTCACTGACTTGAGCGTCAACGGTTCATCAAGTAATAGCATTGGCGACCTCACATGCACCTTCGTTCCAGGAGTTGGCCGCCACAATCCCCCACTCGGTCGCAACCAACCATACACCACAATCTGGACATTGGCTTGTTCGTCCGCGCGTTTCGAACTCTCGAAGCCGCTGCGTGAATTCGCACTCCCAGCATCCCCCGGAAATTCCATTGGATTAACGCGCGGAGAATACTGACCGCGCGAGCCGAAAAATTGCAACAGGTTATTCTTCGATTGCCCGAATGCGCCATGGGCAATCTTCGCGCCCCACTTGTTGTTGTTGGCCGTTCCACCTTGCTCTTGTCCAACACTGACATCCGGTCCAGTTCCAGGCTTCACACTCAACGTCGCACGGCCTTCCAAGATGTTCTTGCCTTCAACCAGGGTATCTTCGCCAGTGCCAGCTTGTAACTCGCCACCAGTGAAGTTACCCTGCTTGTCTGTCGCTAGCGTTATGCCGAGCGTTCGCGAGATTGGTTCCAATACATTCCAAACCGACTCGCCTGGAGGAATATTGACCCTCGGAATTTTCTTCTGACTGATCGGCCCAATCGGAATAAACTTCAAATTGAGCGGCTTCAACAAGTCAGTAGCCAGCTGCTGGAACGTTACGCCTTTGAACTCCCCTGTCTTGGTTTGTGCGGTCGCGTTAACCGCGCCCATGCTTGGCGTCATGCCCACGATTTCAATTCCATGTTGGGTCCCAGTGTAGGCAACCTGGCGCTGCGTCACCATCGCTTCGATTGCCAACTCTCCCGCCAGCGTCACAGTGCAATAATCCCCGGGCCGAATGCGAACCAGTGCCCAGTTCTTGACCAGTGGCATTCCTTCAGTCGTTGAAAACTTGTAGTAGCTCCACGGTTCACCCGCACCTCCGAGATGAACAAGGACACTTTTCCAGTCCCTGAACCTCATCCCATTGACTGTGATCTCAGCAACCTCTTGCGGTTTGAACGGCATCTAAGCACTGAGCGCTCGCAACGCATTTGGGCAAAATGCCGGATGGATGATCTTGTTCTCGCTCACCAGTTCTTCCCAGCGCGAGCCGTCGCCATAGATGTAATTCGCGGCTCGCAACGCTGGCTGTGGACGCAGTTCATAAGTGACCATCCTCGGCAACGGTCGCGCGGTGTCTGCCAAGTAGCGTGAAAGCGCGGCAGCCAATGCGGTCAACGACTGATAGGCCGAACTTTCCATCTCATCCGCCGCGATATCGCGCGCGCGATCATATGATGCACGAATTCGTTTCATCATCGCTTCCACATCATCACGCGAATTGAATTCAGTCTTCTGAATGATGCGCGACTGCTGCGCTAAAGCGAAGACGATTGCAGCCTGCTGTACCATCGATGGACCACCATAAGTCGGTGTCTCAGCATACAGCTGATTGAGAACCTCATCCATCGCGTTGAGCGTGATGTTAGCATCTGTCGCCGCACGGAATGTCGCCAGCAGCGATTGCCCCACGACGTTCATCACCAGGTAGTCATCGAACCGCGCTAACAAATTGCCGCAAAGCCGCCGCAAATTCGCGGTGCGCGGTCCAGTGTCCACGGTCCAATCAAGAAGTTGAATGACCATTCGGGAGAGAATGCCTTTGATCTCCCTGATCTGCTCCTTCGGCGGCAACAGCCGTTCTTTCGAGGTAACTGTCATGCTGACGCCGATGCTGGACGTGATGGAGGCAGCGGCACCGGCCGCGACGGCGGCAATGGCACGGCTGTCTTCAGGTCATTGTTAAGGCTTGCGCTAGTTGTCTGTTCCGTATTGTTCGTGATGTTACTCAGTTGCGAGTTGCTATCACTAATCCCCTGCATTCCAGCCGAACCAGCCTCCACAAACGTCAAATCAAATTCGAGATAGCCGCCACGCGTGCGCTGCTCTGAATAGTTATATTTCTCACACATCACCAACATCTGTCCGAGCGTAGGATGCACCAGCATCCCAGCATCATCCTTCTGACAGGCCTGGATCAACTGATCGCGCTGATCCATCAACGGATTTTTAATACCACGATCACCCAACAGCAGATATGCCGTCATTGTAAAGCGGATCGCATGGCGGCCCATATCCTCACTGTATGGGTCATTGCGTTTTGGGTATTCGTGCACCACGGTGCGACGGCCCGACTGCTGCGCTCCCGTCTCGACATGGAACTGCACACCACGAAAGCTAGCGATGACCAGCCGGTCGCGGAAGCTGTTTTTGATATCGCGGATTTGTGCCATTAAGCTGGGCTCTCAATCTTACCACCGCCAGTTGGATCAGCGCTGCCGAGTGAATGTTCAACTCCCACTTTCACGTCACCACCACTTTGTGCCTTCACCTGCGCAGCACCGCGACGTGAGCGCACACGAATTGTGACAGGAATATTCGGACGTGGAGGCGGCACAACGATATCGCCATTGTCCGGCATATTGGTCCAAAGAATTTTATGAATGGACGGATCAACTGGTGCCGGTTGATTGATGCTTCCCGGTTTAACTCCATAATTCGGAAGCACAGGTGAACGTAATTGCTCCGCTGTGAAATTCTCCGCTGACACACCACCCGATTGAAAGTGCATTCGATCATACGGAGTGCCTGAATGAAAATGTCCACCCCAGATGAAGTTCTGTTTCGGATAAACCCGCTCCGCATATTGTCGCGCGGCCAAAGCCACACGCTCATAAATTCCATAACCCGGAACGTTGCGATTGCCGATGTACGGAACCTTGTTGCCTTTATCATCGTAAATCTGAATGTCAATCGCGCGCCCAGACGGATGCCATGGCGTTCCAGTAGAACGTGGGTCAACAGTCGAGATAACCTCTGCGCGATATCCCGGAGGCAACGCGCGTGTAGCTTGTCGAACCGTATCAATCAGCCAGTCTTGGGTTCGCACTCCTCCGCGCGTATATCCGTGCGTTGTGCCGGGAGGCTCAACCAAGCGCATCTCGCCAGCACGCAGGTCCATTCCTTTATAAGTTGTCGGTCCTTGTCCTGGCGCGGGCGCTGGCTGATCTGGACCAGTTGCCGGTGGTTGCGGCGGTGGGTCTTGCGGATTAAAAGCTGGGTCCTTGACTTCTCGCTTCAATGCTTGTTCAGGCGCATTGGTCTTCGGATCAATTGGGACACCGGCATTTTGATACCAACGAAAAGCTTGTTCCCATTGCGCCTGATCCATCGGGTAACGGCCCTTGCCTTCGCCCGATGTAATTGCTTTCAAGAACGGAATAACAAAATTAGGATCATTGGCCATCTCGCGCGTAATGACCATATTGGGAGGATATGGCTTACCACCAGGACCAGGAATAGAACGAGAGCCGCCAGACCACAATCGCATCGCGCTGGCAATTGTCATGCCAACATATCGGCGCGACAGCAAAAACATATTCGATGCAGCGCCGTGCACTGGAGTTGGATAACTTGTTATTGAATGTCCAGTGCCTGTCCTCGCAGGCTTACCGCCAAACTCTCTCGATCCAACACCCCAAGCTTGCGCACCTGGATTGTTGAACCGCACATTCGCAAAATGCGCTGGCGTTTCTTTGTCCCCTGTTCGCGATGGTCCTTGTGGACTGCCATCATCGCTGCCACCGCTACTGCTTGGACCACTAGTGCTGCTTGATGTTCCACCCGTAAAAGCGAGAGCGCCGCCTTTCAATTCACCCAACGATAGTGACTCATTGAGCTTGCGGAATTCTTCCGTGGTTCCACGCACGAGATTGATCAAATCAGTTTCGCGCTGGCGCGTCTGCTGCGCAAAGAACTGCGGCTGTGTCGCGCGTGGAGCTTGCCCGCGCGATCCAGGACGCCGCATTGTGCCGCGCTGATACGGCATCCCTGGAATTGGCTGCGACTGCGCCTGCTTGATCATATCATTGATTTGTTGCTGCTGGCGCTGGCGCTGCACTTCATCAACCTGTTGAGTGCCACCTTCTGCTACTCGTACACCTTGCGACCAAGGATCAGTCGGCGCAGTATTCTCCGTTTTCTTTCCTGCGCTTCCGCCTTCTCCTCCTTCACCTTCCTTTGGCTTCGCTGCTGCACCCACGAGTTGCGCCGCGCCAGCGATCAACGGCAGCAACATCCCCCATTTCGCTATCGCTGCAAATCCCGCTCCGACACCGGTGATCCATCCGACAAAACTCAACGAGAGTGCAGCAGTGATGACGGTGCCCCAACCGCCGATCTTTTGTACATACGGATCAAGCTGTTCAAACGCCCACTTCAGCCAAATCCAAAATGCTCGCAATTGCCGGAAGATATTGGCTAGCTCCTTGCCAACCTGCTCCCAGTTGACTTGTGTCTCCAGATAATTGGCGATGCGATCAAAATATTTCTCGAGTTTTTCACCCACACCGGACGATGCTAGGAAATCATCCAGCCGTGACACAAGCCGCTCGAATGCCGGCATCACTGCCATACCGATGCGATCTTTTATGTTATCGAGTGATATGCCGAGATTGGTCCACGTCGCGAAATAGCTTCGCATCTGCTCAATGGAGACATGGATGCGCTGCCGCAACGGTCCAACCTGTAGCGCATCCATCCACGCGGTTGATCCCAGGTTGAATGTATCAACAATGAACCGTCGTGCCTCTGGCGTCATCCCGCGCATGCGATCAAATAGCAAAGCGCTGGCACGATCCACACCGCCTTCTCGCATTGCCTGAATCAAGTCTTGCGCTAGGATAATGCCAGACCCGCGCGCGGCTGTCGCTAGTTGTTGCCACTCCTTCGATAGCGGACCATACACTTGCAAGTTGCGTAATCCGCTGACCAACGAACGAACGCCTTGCATCGACTGTTCACGCGTCTGGCCCAACGCCATCCCGACATGAACAAGATGCTCCATGCTCTCAATGGTAGTATTCAATTCCTGCGCGGTGTAATGCATGTTGATACGTTCGCGCGAGAACTCTACCAACTGCCGGTTAATCAATCCGAGCGTGGAAACAAATCCACCCGCTACAATCGTGCCTAATCCTGTCGCCCGTAATGCCGAACCAACTTCATACGCCGCGCGCTGCACCGTATTGGTAAATGCCTTAAACTCAGCAGACGCACGCCCAGTGCGCACCTCCTGGTTGACCTGCTTGAGCTTCTCCTTCATCGTCGCAATTTGCGACGTGAATTCGTCTCGCAGGATTATTTGGACAATCGGTTCAGCCACGGTTATTCACCCGTGTAAAGATCATTGTAAGTGGTCGCGGTCCCGCCGGTCCCGCCCATCTGCGGAGTGTGTTCCAACTTGGTCGGACGGAATAGACTGTCTGAGTCATTGTCGCGCGCAGCGATATCCGCGATGTCAATATCAACCGTTGCACTACCTCTCAATGCCGTCTGTTCGCCCGCGAGTGCTTTCACTAATCCGCCTGTCTCTGCTCCTGACATCTCACCTCGTCCAAGCGCTCGCTCGCTTGGCGGCCGTCCGCCGTAAATTGACCAAGCGAATGCCTGATCCCATTGCGCCTGATCCATTGGAAAATTGCCAACAGCTTCTGCCCGAGAAATCGCCTTCATGAATGGAATAGCAAATGCCGGATCACGCGCCATCTCTGGCGTAATAATTTGATCAGAAGAATAGCCTTCAGTCTTCTCCCGCAAACTGCCAGACCAAATCCGTGTCGCCTCCTTCACTGTCTTGCCGACATACAATAGATTGCCGCTTCGATCCCTCTGGTTTGCTAGCAAAAACATATTCGCAGCAGCGCCGTGCACCGGCGAAGGAAATTGCGCGATCTTATATTTGCCGCCAAGCAATGACTCAGTGCCAGTCGTTTCAAATCGCCTTGCTATTTCTCCAGGGAACGCAGCGCCAGGATTGTTGCTGCGAACGTTTGCAAACAACTGATTGGTCTTTGGATTGATACCAGCTTCGCCAGGGAAAAGAACACTAGGTGCAATGATCGGTTGATTTCTCGCTTCGAACGATGAACCACCGCCAGGTTGTCCCGATGTCTCCGGCAGCTGCATTGGATTGGACTCACCCGCAGCACCACCGAGCGGAATGTTATGCAAATCATCCGGTGGTCGCTGCAGGCTCGCGAAATATTCATTGAGCAATGCGAGTTGTTCTTGCAGATCGCGAAATTCATCGACCAATTCGCGCTTCGTGGTCAGCGCGCGCCGATCATCAACGCTGGTTGAATAACCACCGGACAAATCCCAAACACTAGAGCGTCCCTCCTCCGGGATTTGAGCGTTGAGCGGATTGACATCCGTGTCGGTGAACCTCATTGCTGGAGATGAACCTGGCTTTCCAAACAACATCTCTTTAACATGATCCCAAAACGGAACGCCACGTGATGCTGGACTACTTGACTCACCACCGGCAAATCCCCCACCTGTTCCAAACTGTTTATTGCCAAATAACTGCAGCCAGAAATCACGAGTGGCATCGCCGCTGCTTTTCGGATCAACCGCTGTTGTTGCAGCTGTTCTACCAGAAACCGCGAGCGCTGCCGCAATCCATGGTCCTCCTCGAATGAGAAGACCAATTAGACTTCTGAACCTGTTGATCGCTGCCAGTCCGCCAGCGACACCGAACAACCACGAAGCAAATTTTATTCCGATCAGCACTGTCAATATCGTTGGCCATGATAGACCCATGGCCTTGATGACATAATCCGTCTTGTCGAATAGCCAAACGAAATTATTGACAATTGTTTTCAATCCCTCCCACACCGGAGTGACTGCTGCTGAAACTTTATTCCAATCAATTTGCTCGACCCAATCAGCGAATTTCGTTAATGCATCTTGTACATCTTTAGTGTTGAGAAATTCATCCAGCCGATTAATCAATCGATCGAATGCCGGCATCACTGCCATGCCAATGCGATCCTTGATATTGTCCATCGATATTCCGAGATTAGTCCATGATAACATGTATTCCTTCATCTGCGGAATATTTGGATCAATGCGCTTGTGCAACCTCCCTATGACTTCATCCAAGTCTTTGAAGTTGAACGGCAGCTGCAACGCGTCCATAATGAAGCGCGCGCCTTCCGGCCGTCCTTGTCTCACCAGCTCTCGCGCGCGTGTCAGCGCGACCTTCAATCCTCCCACCAGGCCTTCTGAGCCCAGCATCGCCTCTTGCATTTCTTTCGCAAGGACAACACCACTCCCGCGCGCAGCTGTTGACAATGCCTGGAACACGCTCGATGCTGGACCAAGCGTCTTGAGGTCAGCCAATCGAGTGAGCGCAGTCTGAACACCTTGTGCGGCTTGCTCCTGCGACAATCCCAGCGCTTGACCCGCGACGGTGAGTTGTTGCAGCTGTTGCGTGGTAACGCCGATTGCCTGCGAGGCGTAGTGCAGCGACAGACCTTGGCGCGCAAAGTTAGCCAAGGCATTCGTCATCAGTCCTAAAGACGCAACAAGGCCACCGCCCACAAGGGAGGTGGCCCCCATCATTTGCATCACGGAACGGAATTCAGTCTTGAAACGTTGGACTGACGTGGTGAGCGCTTCAACTTGCGCCCGCGCTAATTTGGTGTTGATCTCCTTTTCAAAGTCTTTGACCGAGCGGCCCATCTGTTGGAGCGCTCGCGATACTTCATCCCGCAATATGGCTCGTATTTCAACGTAGTCTTGCGCCACAACTTCACCGCTCGTTCATCGCTGCCTGGGCTTCCTGCTCCTCGTTTATCCGTTGTTGCAGCTTGGATGTCCAGTACATGTGACGCTGCACTTCCGAAATCGACTTGTTCAGAAATATGTCTGGGTCGATGTGATAATACTTCGCCAATTCGTAACAGTTCATCACTAGCGTGTCGGGAGTATAAAGCGCGCGTCTTGCTACGCGCCCATTGAGCCTCCCCTCGGCATAAAAAAACGGGAGAGCTTGAACGCAATAGATTGCCAATCTCCTGCCGAGAGTTGTTTCACGCTCGAAGGCGGAATGCCGGCAAGCAATCCGATCATCGCATTCATTTTACGTTCATCAAACCGCATGCGAGGGTATTCTTCATCTTCGCGGAATTCTAAGATGATAGGGTTGCCCGCACGTTCAATGTCACCCGCTGTCGGCTCGCGCCAAGTGATAGAGTGCATGTCTTGACCGTGCGCCTTGATCGGTACAGCCAGCTTGTGATCAACGATAGGGACGAATTCCGCCCCGTTGATCTGCGGCTCAGCCGGTGCTGCACTCACATCTGTAGTCTCATCGTCCATATGTTCCTCCTCGGATTTTCAAACACTACATCAATTCTTCACACGATGTTCCTTCGAACCGAACGCGGAATTGACCTTCACGTGTGTTGTTCTCCAGCGCGGATTTACAAGCCGCTTCCTTGAGAACATAAACGTGCCCGTTGGCGAGCTCAGCCGTGACTGTCACATCCACCATCGCCTCCAGACTTTCCATCGACACCTCTGGCGTCGATGACACGTCGCCTTCAATCCATGGCACGCGCGGCAGTTCTTGGTAGCCATGCACATAGTCTTGACCAGCGATCATGGTCCGTTCCACCGCACTCGGTGACACCGTGAAGTTTCCACGCAACGGCAACATGCCTCCATTCACTTTGAAGAAGGCAGTGCCTGCCATTCTAACAGCCATTAGTTCCTCCTATTGAATGAGTGGTTGGGGCGTGACTTTCCAGGGAGGAGGGTCACGCCCCGGTCCTGACGCGAGCGAAAGCGGCTGGGCACCGCTTCGTCAGGAAGCTAGATGTTGCCAGTCGCTTGGAACGCGCCAGCGCCAAAGTTGCCGATGATCTCCAAATCCTGACCGCGATTGTACTGGAGACGGAATTGCGCCAGCACCGCGAACACTCTGAGTTGGTTCACGAGGTCAGGTGGGTACAACACATTCACGCGGTTTGGATCGTTGGGATCACGCTCGACAATGAGGTGCTGCTTGAACGATGCAACATCCTCGACCAGTCCGTTGAACTCATCAATACGATACTGCGAGACGAGTTCAGCTTGGATGATCTTGGGCGTGACAATCGCTTGCCCAACGCCGAAACGCGTGCCGTCATTGGCCAGCTTGTGACGCGGGAATTTCGTGGTGATGGCATGGCGCTGATTGCGCAACAACCGTGCCAGCGTCGCGAGCGTGGTGACCAACTCGTATGCATCATCGCTCTGGGAGTATAGATTGAGTTGGTATGTCGTCGTTTCACGCATGATCATCGGCTGACCATCGCTGCCAGTCTTTTGTGTCGCGATGCCGCGACCTGACAGTGTGTTCAACTCCGACATGATGAAGCGTTCGTCCGCGCGCGCGGGAAGTATCTTGTTGAGTGAGAGTGTCTGCAACGGCCGTGCTGGATCGTTGGTAAGCGCTCGCGCCGCCTTGGCCGCATATGCGCAACAAACCTCATAGACAGGCGACGGTGCCTCCACCTCCCATCCCATGACAGAGATGAGACCAGAATTCATATTCACCTGCGGGTCCATGCCCCAATTTACCAGATCAGACAGATCACCGCGCTTGGCGCAGAAGATATGCCCAAACTGCTGGCGCATCCATCCCCACCGTCCATGGTCAGCGAAACCATACTCTTGGTTCCAGTCGAACAGCGTCTGACTATCAGTGTATGGCAGCGCCACGTATTCGTACTCGATGGTTTGGATATTCGCGATGGCATTCGCGAAATCCGGTACACCATTGCCGCCACTCAACTTGGCGCTGGTCAAATCCGGATCACCTTGGAACTCATAGGTCAATCCGGGAGGTGTTTCCTGTCCGCCCAATCGACCATAGAAGTTGAGACGCATATCGATATCGTTGCCGAGAATGCCGGTGTTTTTCGCGGTCAGCGTAACGATGACATCATCCGGAGCAACAGTGCCAACCTCTGCCGTCACTGGCAGGTCTTTATCATCGTTGATACTGTCAGTGATGGCGGAAGCAACCATCGCAGCTGTATCACTCGGACCAATGTTAGTCGGAACGTGATGGCCCGCGACATAGAGATGCACGGTGCCCGCTTCAGTCGGTGGCGTCTTGATTTCAAGAGTACCAATCGCAGCAGTCGCACCAGGCAACTGCGCCACCGGAAGGCCCCACACTTCATGCGCGAAATTGTTGGCAAAGAATGCCCGGAACATGTTGGCGAGTTCTGAACCTTCACCAAACTCCTTGTCCGCGCTGGCTTGCGTGCCAATAACCTTTGGCACATCAACTTGCGCTGTCCCAGTTGGCAGCATACAACCGACCAGCAGCGCGGGTTGCCGGATGATCGGCAAACCTGCCATGCTTGGATCAACTTCCACCCAGTATAGTGGCATGCGCCAATTAGCTGGGATGTTGCTGAAACTAATCGGCATAACTAACCTCCATGATGGATGGTTGCGCCGCGCAACCGTTCAGTTCAGTTCAAGATTTTGAACGTTCCTTTTGCTCTCGCTCGCGCTCCTCGCGCCGTGCGTCAGACTTGGAGCGCAACTCATCGATGCGCTGTTGCTCCGCTTCGTCCTTTTCTTTCTTCTTTGCGATCCATTCATCACGGTCCTCGACCGATTTGAACACCGCGCCTTGCTTCAGCATCTTGTGCGTGAAGCTATCGTTAGGCCAGTCCACTCCTTCTTCCAGCTTGGAGCGAAACTTCATGCCGGAAGGAGAGTGTGCAAGCGCTTTCGCCATCTTTTCATCGCGCGCGTACACGCGCACGAAGCGCTGTGGCTGCTGAGCTTCACTCGCGGCTTGAATATTGCTAGAGTTCATTACAACACCGACCATGTTGACCTCCTGTTATGGGGTGGGTGGTCCTGGCCACCATTTGAAGTTGGACGGCAAGAACAGCCTGACCAGGATGAGAATTGCGACCAGGACCAACATGACGACCAAAATGTTGACGACCACAGGTGGAAGATGCAACCCGATTGCGCCCAGCACCCAGATGATCAGATAAAAGCACAGCGCCAACCCACAGATGTAAATCAGCGCATAGATGATCCTCTCAATCATGGTCGCCTCCCGCCGTTACGCGATGGTGGCTGTCTGCGCCGACGTTGCCGACGCCGAGCCTCCCGCGTTCGTCGCAGTAACAGTACACGCAAGCTTGTGTGTCTGATCGGCCGCCACCAACGTATAGCTGCTCGAATTCGTCCCGACGTTAGTGGTGCCGTCGCGCTTCCACTGATAGGAATAGGACGTTGGCGAGTTGGCCCATGTCCCTTGCGAGCACGTCAGCACTTGCCCGACTGTCGTGGTACCAGTGATTGCCGGCAGCACCGAATTTGTCGGTGGCGACACCCAATCCTCTGCCGAATTGATCGGACGATTTGCGGGAGGCCAAGGCAGCGGATCATTGACGTTGCGCGCCATAGATCACCTACGTGGTTGGAACCTCGACAGGCATGAAGACCTGCTGCACTTCATCTTTCTTCTCGATACTCGGATATGCAGTGGTAATAACAACACGCTCCAACACATCCGTAATCGTTGGCGGATACACGTAACGGAATGTGAACGTGATCGTCAGCCGCATCTCGCCAATCGGCATTTCATTCGTTGAACCAGACAGTCCAAACAAATGTTGCCGGACCATTTTCTTGATGCCTTCAATTTGATAGATGTTTCTGAAACCAATGAATGTCGGATCAGAAATCAAACCATTGGAGACAAGATCGAATGACGCATCTAAATTATCTTCGAGCGCTTCACCATCATTGTTGGCAAGGATGACTGAGATGCCAATATCGGCATCATGAGAGAAATGTGGTTCAGTCTCATTCCAGGCACCATCATAGTTCATTTCTTCCGGCATCTGATACACGCCAATATATGGAACCTCCTCCGGTTGCACCTGATGCGACGGATCAGTGCCAAACTTGAACTGTGCATATTGCGGGAACGCCTTCAACCTTTCAATGATGCCATCACGGATGATGCGCTGTTGACTCAAGGCTGCGGCTCCACCGCCAGCTTGCGCAGCGTCAACATCATCACGCCGTCCGCCCACACATCCGTGTCTTGAATTTCGAAGTCGCCCACCTGCGGATAATTCGCTTCAGCAGGAATGAACACACGATCCTTCACCGCTGGCGGCACTGGATACTCCGCGAGCCTGATCTTGAGCATGGTCTTTTGATCAGAGAACACAATGCCCGCTTCAGTCAGTACATCCACTGGCGAAGTGATGTAGATGCCGCGATTGCCATATGCGCCGGCAGTCGGTTGCGACACAATAGGAGTGATGACAACCTGACGGCCGAACATGTTCTGCCCAGGAAGCGCGACAATATCAGTGAAATTAAAGACCATTAGCTGCCGCCACTCGCCATCATGTGCGAGAAAAATTTGTTGGCTTCTTCTTCAGAAATTTTCCGGATGTTGAAACGCGGCTTGATGCGCACACTACGCACACCGACATACTTGACTTCCCGATCCTTCACTGCCATCAGCACATTCTTCGGATTGTCAGGGCGTCCAGGCCGGAACAATTGACTGCCGTAGTTTTGCACTCGCACGCCACGACTGTCTGACGCCACAGGTATCCACAGCAACTGCGAGCGCGCGCGTACACGTCCGCCTCTTGTCCTGACAAAACGTCCCATCTTTTGCCCGCCGCGCGTACCAGCAATGGACGTGGCGCCATATTCAAACACCTTCGCGAAATTCGGTTTGGACAATCGCACCGTGACACTGTAGCCACGATTGGGGCGCTGCCTTGTCGCGACCTTCAAGCCTTGTGTCCAACGGTCAGAGAACCGTCCCGCACTGGCAATGTTCTGTCGGCCACGATCCCTGATCGCCTGCGACATACGGTTGATGCTCTCGCGCGTGATGCTTTCCCAATCACGAATAGAGAAATCAACTTTGATCTCATAGCTCATGCGAGCGCCGGTCGCTTGTACGGCTCGATCAGTGCCGTAGCTGTTGGCGACAATGGCTTGGATGGTCCCGACGAACCGCCACCCGTGCGAGATATCCCTGGAGGCGGAAAGAACCGAACTGAGCCAGTGTTATTATCCATCACCGATTGAATCATCGGATCACGCGAACCGTAGTAATACGAACTGCGCAACCCTTCCATACACGCTGCTGACAACGGCCCTGGTGCTTCCTCCGGCAAATCATATCCACCGCTGTAGATGATGACCACATCATTGATCAAATTCCAGAAGCGCAGGATGCCTGACTCATATTCGATGGTGTAATCATCCGTGCTCAAGATGAAGCCGCCAGCAGTAATACTATCAATCTCTGTCACCGGATAACGCTTCAAGCAGATTGCATAATGCTCCAGGATATCCCACTCATTATTGCCGCAAGTTTCTTCAACTTTCTCGAGCCCAAACACTCGATCGCACAAGCCAGCGATCACCGATGAATTGAAAGTGATGAGCGATTGCAACCGCGCGTCGTCAGTCGTGTTGGTGATATTGAAATAGGCTTTCACCTCATCGAGCGACACCAGGTCTTGGCTGTCGGCTGGTTCAAGCACGCGGACGTTTTGCCAGATCATGATTAGCTCGATGATAGAGCGGCTTGCCGCGCGGTCCTTTCGCACTCAGCAAAAACAAACTGGAGGAGCGCTTTGGTGCGATCTGGTCCGCTACCGTCCGCAGTGTTTCCGCGATCAACAATTGTTCGTATGTACTCAAGCGATCACGCAGCTGCACCATGCGATGCAGCTCATGAAGCAAGTTCAATACATCGTGTTCAGTCTCGATCACGTCCGCCAATCTGATGATGTCATCGGTTGCACTGGGGACGGTGCTGGCTTGGGTTGCGGCGGAGGAGGAGTGGTTGGCTTCTTTTCCTCTGCTGGCTTCTGCTCCTCATCCGGCTGCTGGTTAACATTACGATCCGGAGACTTCATCGGATCATCCGGCAGCGGATCGTTCAAGTTGCGTTCTTCACCAGCCATGTTGTCCTCCTATCAATCGAACGTTGGTTCATAAAAGATGCCGTATATGATCAGCCCTGCGACCACAGCGAGCACCACTCCGAATATGGCAATAGCCCACCAGGGGATTTCTTCCTTGAGCCAAGGTTTCACTTGCGCATCTCAAGCGGATTGACCACTGGCTCTGATACGCGAACGTAATTTGCCTCACAATGTAAGTGCACAAACACGAGTGCACCATGCACGGTCGCTTGCCGCTTACATTCCAGCGCGCAATAAGCACAATTCGCGTAGTTAGCTTGGCCCATCACGTTTCCCAGTGCGACTTGCCTTGTGGACCCATCGGCCCGCGTTCACCATCTTTTCCGTTCTTGCCGTTGGTACCATCGCGGCCCTTGCGCGCTGCCAATCGCCAGTCGCTCGATATGCCTGGCAAGCCAACAGGGTCATCCTTTTGCGCGATGAAAAACGAACCACCAGCCCACGTCACTCCATCACCACGAGCGTAGGTGCGACCTTCCTTGAATGTTCCTTGGTCAACGACGATTGGCACGATGAAATCGAACTGTTTAATTTGATCGCCTCGACTGAATACAAATCGCAAAGTGCGATCACCCAACCAGTCCATGCTGAAGTCGTCAAAGCCCAACCCATCACGGCCATCTGCACCGTTGTGTCCATTAACGCGACCCAAGCGCGTGAGTGTTCCGTCAGAGAGTGTGACGACAAGTTGTCCATCAGCGTCAATCAAAGCTCCTGCCACGCCCACCCCATCGCGACCATGTTGCGGCGGTGGGATGCGCGATATCTTTTCTTCGATGTACTTGTGTAACGGCGCTTCGAGAGTTGCGGCCACGCTGTACGCAATGGCATCATTGTCCGCATCGGCACCGCGCTCGCCGCGCTCGCCACGCTCGCCACGCTCGCCTTGTATTCCGCGCTCGCCACGTTGACCAATCGCACCTGCCGGTCCCTCCGGTCCAACAGGCCCACGCTCGCCCTGTAGACCCGTTTCGCCCCTGGCCCCAACTGCCCCGTCCAATCCTGGAGGCCCAGCTTCACCGGGAGGCCCAGCTGGGCCAGTCTCACCTGGGTCGCCTCTTGGCCCGACAGCCCCCACTTCCCCGGATGGACCAACATCGCCGCGCTCTCCTTTTTCGCCCACCGGCCCGGGTTCTCCCGCTGGACCTTGCGGCCCCATTGGCCCAGCCGCGCCCACCGGCCCAGCTTCGCCCTGTGGCCCTGGCGGTCCCACAGGCCCTTGTTCGCCC